ATATTCATACCTACATTATCTCCTGGGAAAGCATTTGGCCATGTCTTGTGATGCATTTCAATACTAAACACCTTAAGATTTTCCAATCCACGAGGTACCACACGAATAGCATCACCAGCATTCAATGTACCTTGCTCAATACGTCCAGTAATTACATCACCCACACCCTTAATTTTATAAATACCATTGATAGGAATACGAACTTGCTTATCAGGGAATCTCTTAGGAGGCTTAACTAGTTTTTCCAAAGCATCATAAAGAGTAACACCATTAACAACGGTATCCTTATTCAAATTAGCACTCCAACCCTTATACCATGGCATTTTATCTGTGGGTTTAATCAAGTTCTCACCTTGGAAACCAGAAAAAGGAATAAATGGTACTTGTTTAGGCTTAAAACCGGCTTGAGTAATCATTTTCGTCATTTCTTCTTTGATTTCATTGTAACGTTGTTCTGACCAGTCACAAGAATCCATCTTATTAATACCTACAATCAACTTCTCAATACCCAATAGACCTAACAAACGGGCATGTTGACGTGTTTGACCTTGTACTTCTCCTGTTGAATGATCTCCGCGAGCAATGGCTGTTTCAAAACCACCCATCTCAGCAGGAACAAGTAAAAGAGCTACATCAGCACATCCGGCACCAGTAATCATGTTTTTAACATAATCTCTGTGACCTGGTGCGTCTACAATGGTATAATGATAACTATCTGTGTAAAATTCCTTGGTTGTACAATTAATAGTTACACCACGTTCTCTTTCTGCTTTATCACGATCCATATAATAGGCAAAAGCGAAAGAACTTTTACCTTGTTGATCGGCCTCTGTTTGAAGCTTTTGCATATCACGTTCGGAAATTCCTCCTAACTTGAAAATCAAGTGTCCAGTTGTAGTAGATTTACCGGCATCTACGTGCCCACATACTACCAAAGAAATGTGTTGTTTAGATTCTTCGCTCATAACCAACTTATATTTATATAAAATATTGTATTTAAGTTGTTTATTTAATTATTTTTTCTGTATTATTATTATAATGAATAGTGATGACGAATATTATTATGATAGTAGTGAAGATGATGACGATAATGGTGATATAAGATGTACTAATATGGATCCAGCTTTGGCAAAAATAATGGGTATTTTTATTGAAGAGCAAGCACAAGAAAAAAGTGATTGGAAACCGCCGTCACATAGTGGTTTGAGCAATAGTGAACGTATAATAAAAGATGAATCTAAGAATGAATGTAAAAACGAAGAAAAAAAGGATTCTACCACCGAATGTAAAACCCAAGAATACGATTCTATATTTGAATCAATAAAATACAAAATACAAAATTTCGATAAATTATTGCAAAATGAAATTGAACATATGAAAACATTCAATAATCTACAAAAATTGGAATTAATACGTGTTTATAATAATATAATAAATAATATAATCAATGATTAAATATCATCGATATCAAAATCATCGTCCATTTCTGGTATAACTTGAGGAGCAACCATTGTTTCTTCATTACTAAAGATAAAATCATCATCTTCAGTTGAACCTTCAGCTGTGAAACCACTTGCGGTTTCAACCACGCCAATCAAATCACAATTTTTGTTATCTGATTCCCATTCTCGTAATCCTACTACAATAATACTGTTTATTGTCACTGTATTATGACGTTTATTTTTACCACGGAATTTACCGCGAATATGACAACATAAAACGGACCTATCATCTTGAAGTTCAACTTGACACATTCCATTGCCAAACATCTTTGTTACTTTGGCATACTTTTCAGATGGATCACTCGGCTCAATAATGACATTTTTTACATTCGAAGTTGCTTTACGCGCTTGGGATTTATGCTTAGATCCACCATGAGTATTTTTTACCATTGTTATATTATAAATATGCGATATTTTATGCTAATATAAAATTATCATAAAAATGAATCAATTTTTTTATTTTATTCTATTGGATATTCTCCAACATTAATCACTTTACTTTCTAAGTCTTTATATTCACTACTATTAATATCTAAATTGGACATTTCTTCCATATCTTTTAATACGCCGCGTATTTCAATGTTTTTGCGAATTTCCGATAAAATGTCTGAATTTTGGGTAATTTCATTGAATATTTTTCTTTCGTCTTTGTAACTTACTGATTTTACCTTCTTTTTCAAATGACAAAGAGCATATTTCTCTACACCCAAATTATCAATCACTTCATTTATATGTACATGATTTTCATTAATTAATCTTTTAATTATATATTTCGTCAGTGTACTGCTACTTTGATATACATTTTGATAATGTTGAACACTCAACGCCATATATATATTGGAAAAAATATCAGACATTTTACCACTCAACATTTGTTCGCGTTTTAATTCACCTCCCTTTAATGCCACAAAATTAGTTAAACATGCGAAATTACGAATATGTTGTTCTAGCGATTTAGACAAAGAAAAACTTTTGGAATACAATGACAAAGAATGATTGATAATATTGCGGAAATTTTTCATGAAATCATCTTCATTATTTTGTAATATATTGTCCAATATTTGAAAAATGTAAGGATGACTTTTGTTTAATCCCTGACCAAATATGATGAGTGATCGCGTCAATGTATTGGACCCTTCTACAGTAATTCCAACAGGAGCACATCTGTAAAACTTTTCTAGAAAATTACTATATCCTAAACAAATACTAGCACCGGCATGAATATCCATTGCTTCATTTAATACAATACGAGCGCGTTCGGTGGTTTGTTGTTTCATAATTGCGCTCAATACTGCCGGTCTATCACCATTATCCAAAATAGTGTTTGTCAATTCAACGGAACTTTGTATTATCCAAGTGTTATAGATGAGATTATTGAACTTTTGTTGAATTGCCTCCATTTTTGCCAAAGGCATTTTAAATTGCTTTCGTATTTGAATATAATGATAAATGCCAAATGCAGATGCTTTGGATGAAGCATTCGCGGTTGCTGGTAAACTTACTCCTCTACCAGCTGCCAAGCATTCCATTAGCATCTTCCATCCTTTACCCACATTTTTTTGATCTCCTATTACATTTTTGATCGGAATCAGTAAATTACCTTTGAGTGTTCCATTTGGGAACCCAACATTTAATGGATTATGATATGATTCTTGAACTAAACCACATGTACCTTTTTCTACCAATACAACGGTAATTCCAGGTTCACCTTCATCCAATAATTCATAAGGATCTTCCAAATTAATAGCCAAACCAATAAGATTCGAAACTGGTGCTAATGTAATATACCGTTTATTTATAGTTACTTGAATACATAATTTGTTATTTTCGTCAAGTACTACCTTACCAGTATCTATTTCACCAGTAGCATCTGAACCATTTCGTGGTCCAGTCAAGCCAAAACATGGAATATATGTACCATCCGCTAATTTCGGTAAATATTTATCCTTTTGTTTCTCTGTACCATATAGTGTAATTAATTCACCAGGACCAAGCGAATTTGGCACCATAGTTACTACACCTAATGCCGGATTAAAACTAGTTATACGAGTTAATATATTAGACATTTCATGTGTACTCATTTTATGACCACCATATTTTTCGGAAATCAAAAAACTGAAAAATTTGTTTTTTGCCAAAAAATCAATCGTTTTTTGTGGAATATATGATCGTTTTATATCCTTATCGTCAAAGAAATCCAATAATTCATCTACTTTCTTTACATCAAATGTGGATGGTTTCTGAGGTTTTCTTTCAGGATATGTGATCTTACCTTGTAATATTTGGCGATCAAGTGATGTATTTCCACTACGTAATGCTATAAGTTCGGTATTTGATATACGTGGTATTTTACCACGTGCAAAAGAAAAAATACGTTTATTCATATATATGCGTATTATGTAATATTTTTTATATAGTAAATATAACAAATATATGTTAAATGATTATGTTTATCGTTTTTTAATTGAACCATGGTTACCTTTCAAAGATAGAGCAATATTACAAAGAAAAGATCTATATTTATGGGCACATAGACGCCTGAAATATGAAAAATATAAATTATTATTATTGGATATTTGTATTCATCATATTCCATGTGATAAACGGTATTGTATTTGTCGACATTTCAATAATGATGACAAAAAATATTGCTTTGATATTTACTTTCAGGGAGTTTTTATTTAACTACACGCTTCATTAAAATACCGTATTATCTTTTGATCCAATAATTTGTTAAATTCGTTGATTTTTATTTGTAATTCTTTTGAAGCATTGAGTTTTAATTCCTTTATTTTTTTTGCGTTTTCACCAGAGAAATCGATTAAATGACTCTCTATTTCTATTTGTTCAATAAGCACCTCTTTGAGAATTTTCTCCAATCCATTCACAATTACTTTAATACTTTCCATAATCTTATCTTTATGTCCTGTTCTTAATTCATCTAGTACTTTACACGCAGAAGATACTAAGACAATATATTTTTTCAAGCCAGGAAAACTACTAAATAACAATGCTCTCTTTGCGGTTTTAGCTGAAAGAATGCCTCCCATTAAACCTTTATCTACTTCTGGAATATCGATATCCTTCAAAGATTTTATTAAAACATGGATTATTTCGAAACTAGTGAATTCTTTGTAAGGTCCATCATACTCCGCTTCTTGACATTTGGTACATTTCATTATGTCATTTTTATCATTAGATCTGGATTTGGATCTGGATTTGGATGATGAAGAACTATCAGAGAAATCGTTTCCTAGAAACTCAGACAAAAGTTTGTATTGCTTTTTCAAAGTCATTTGTTTTTTTTCCTGTTTCCCCTTTTTATTTTTAAGAGTTTTTGATTTTTTTTTTGAACTATTAGGCATATACATTATTATTACATAAAATATCAGTCACTGATAAAGAATTTATAAAAATCTGGTTTTAAATACTTAAACATACGATAATCTGTTTGATATAAACTCCATTTTGTCGAATCAATCAGCATTTTGAAGAGCGGCGTTTCAATAGCTTTCAATATTTGTTGACCTTCATATTCCGATTTAATAGGTATACCGAAGCATATTTGACTCATTCCCAACTTACCGTTGTAATCATTTTGAACATTATGAGCATATTGTTTTTCATTAAAACTTAAAATCACTTTTGGAATGCCAAAATGACCGATACTATTGTCACTTGTATAATAAAATGATACTCCCTTTTTTGTAATGGTGTGCATTACTGGATATTTAAATGTATTACTCTTAGTTTGACTCATGATTTTATTTGTTTTATGAGTGCTATAAAAATTATCATGTATTACTTTAATTCCTTTGTTTGGATTGGTAAATATTTGTTTAAATTGAGAAAAGGCATAATTTGGTATAAATGGCATACTTAAAATATCAATACTATGTAATTCACCCTTTTCGTCAATAATTTTGGTCGCTTTTGTATTACTTTTATTCTGTAAAATATATAAATCGAATCGACTATTTATATCGAATATTTCGAACCCTTCCTTTTTACTATAAATATGAATATACAGTATTTGTTTTTTTGATAATTGTTCAAACATATGCTGATACCTACCTAAGCCTCTCCAATTTGCCGGATGAATAAACCCCATATATCCATTTGGTTTTAAAAGTTCCAAAGAATACAGTGCGAACTTATTATACAATGTTTTTGCTCCGGAATTTGTACCAATTCTTTTATTATCTTTGGAATCATTCCATGGTGGATTTGCTAAAATAACATCAAACTCAAATTGATTGAATGTTTGTGCCCATGATAATTCCAAAAAATCACCAATATATAAATTGACATTTTTTCCAAATATTTGCTTGATAATTTGAGCATTCTTTGAATTTATCTCTACCATATAAAGCATATTTTTGACAATATGTATCGCACGTTTCGTTTGATTTGGTTCAAATCGTTTTAATCCATTCATCAAATTATGGAATATAAACAATGAAAAGTTACCTGTACCTGCACAGGGATCGAGCCATTTATTATTTGGATTAGACCATATATGTTTGGGTAAATTATTGAGCATCTCTTCTATTAATTCGATGGGAGTAAACACTTCACCGTATCTATTTTTATTAGAAATATTCATGTTTTTATATAAATCTTTGACGTTTGTATCAAAAATTATATTTGGTATTTCCATTTAATATTTACAAAGATTAATATTTAATCGTTCAATTTTATGTTAAAATTAATATAAAATTATAATAATATTACATTGCTTTACTTTGTGATATATTGTTTATTATTTCTTGGTCAACTATGTTTCCATAATGTTTTTGTTCGTTTCCTTTTTCAAGACCAAATAAATATTTAGAATAATATAATGGAGAAAAAATTTGAAGAAATGTAAAAAATTTATTGTTCATCATAGGTATTTCTTCAAATGGACTTAATATATAGGTACTCATATATCTATTAGCAACCGCTATAGTATAATCTGTTTTATTTTTAACAGCATGCCAATACCACGCAGGATTAAATAAAAAATCACCTGGTTCTAAAATTGTTTCATATCTTGGAATTTTTAGAAATGGATTTTTTTCATCTTTTGAAAAATAATCGTCTTCTGAAGCAGCAAAAAGACCTTGATTACTAGTTTGACAACGGATTAAATCTGTATATTTGGAATCAATAAAACCCCAATGCTTCTTTCCATAAATATTAAAGAAAAAATTTATATTTGAAGCACAATGTAAATTTGTACCTGTATTCTTACCACCAAGAAATAATTGAGATACAAAACTATTTGATTCACGTGGATTTTTAAACATTTTATTATTCATAATTTCTCCCATTTTGTCTAGATCTAATTCACTTTTTGCTTGTTCTGAAACAGAAAATAATTTTGAAATATTATTTACATAAACCGGTTCACCATTTCGAATACCTTCAATAATTTCTTTTAATGTACATAAATTATTTTTATCATTACATACTTTTAAATTACTTCCTTTATTCTGTTTATAAGAAACATTATTATCAGAGAAAGAAAGCATATCTATATCACCATATTCGTTTTCGAAATAGTTTAAATTCCATTTTTTAACACATTCAAAATCTTTAATTAGTCCTCTTACAACAAATGGCTGTGTAAACCCTTGTGAAACCTTATATACATTTTCCATATTTAATTCATCAATTGGTATTTCAGATAACGGTTGAGGTTCAATGAATGATAATTTTGCTAATTTATTTTTACGAGTTGAATCCATATATCTTGATAAAAATGTATTACTATCCTCAAATTTATTATCGGTAAATTGTCCTTCTTCTTTAAATGTATATTTACTTCTATTCAAAAGATAGTCAATAGTATATACTGTAAAATATAAAAAGTCCGATGAAAGTAGCATATATAATAAAGTAATGAACACAACTATAGTAAAAATTTTCAAAAGAGTCTCTTTTTTAGTAATTTTAATAGATCGAATATTAAAATTATATTTCATTTATATTATGTAAATATAAAAACTATTACATAATATATAATTTTATACTAATAATTGTGGACAAAAATTAATATGTAATTAAACAATCACGTTTAGGTAATTTTGTACATGATTTGGTTATTAATATTTGCCATAAAGTTAAATTACATAGGTTAAAATTTGCAGCACATCCAAGCAAATAAAAATTCCACATACGTTTAAATTTATCATCATAATTTGGAATTTCGTGCCATTTGGAGTTAATATTATTATACCATGCTTGAAGAGTATTGTTATAATATTTTCCAAAGTTATGCCAATCATGAATCAAGAATTTCTTTGATACAATTGGTGATATTTCGTCCCATGTAGGGATATGACCATTAGGAAAAATATATTTATCAATAAATTTACTACTAGCATCACTAATACCACGTAGGCCATTTTGGCAACCTATAGAATGTATTAAAGCAATACCATCATCTGTTAAATGTTCATGAACAATATCAAAATATTCTTTGTAGTTTTTTGATCCAACGTGTTCTAACATACCAACTGAGACTATTTTTGAAAATTTCATATCTTTCGGTATATTTCGGTAATCCATTAATTGATAAGAAGCATTAGAATTATTTTTGAAATGATCTTCAGCATATTTTATTTGTTCTTCTGATAAAGTAATACCTACACCCTTTACATTATATTTTTTTGATAAATAATTAATTAAATATCCCCAACCACATCCAATATCCAATAAAGTATCACCTGGTTTTAAGTTGAGTTTTTGACCAATTAAATCCATTTTTTGTTCTTGAGCAGTGTTTAAATCTTGGGTATCTTGAAAAAAAGCACATGTATATTGCATGTTTTTATCCAACATTCTAGTATATAAATCATTACCAATATCATAATGACTTTGAACATCAACCAATGCTTTTTCAATTGTTTGATTATTAAATAAATAAGATTTAATCATATTTAAAAAATCATTAAAATTAAAATCAATATATGAGATATTATCATAATTTTTACTTAATAAATATAATGT